TCTTCTGTGTAGAAAATAGCAGCAGGTTTATTACCCCAGAATTTAAAACCAGAGTATTGATCTGTACCTAGAAGATCAGTTTCAAGAACATACTTTGCATTATATTTCTTTTCGATCTTTTTGATTGCCTTGTGAGTAAGGAAAGAGGAATCAGTATTAACTTTAAATGAAGTCATACGTTGCAACCTTTACTAATTTCTTGTCAGGATAACATTCGAAAATGTTAGCGGAAATTAAATCCTTACGATTGAGATCATCAACAAACTGTTGAGCTTCTACAAACGAAGGAAAGTTTTTCTGTCGTTGATCGCAAACCCAATCATCACCATCGTGCGAGCGAGCGAAGAAGTCATAGGTAACTCGATAATCCATTACATCACCTTCATCAGAATAGTATTTTCATTGATACGCAACTGAAGTGGTTTATCTGTTTTCAGTTCTTCCATCAATTTCCTCAATACTATTTTACCGCCATTTTGCAATTTGTCAAGAACTATTTCAGGCTTGCGACCACAACCCTTACTCGAAGATGTTTTCTCATCATAGCCAGTAATGGACGAGCGATTGATTTGCAAACCACCACGATCGAGTGCACGGAATACCGTAATCACTTTATACTTGGTGTTGAACGTCCACAGTTCTTGTGCACCAACAATCTTTTCTGGATTAATCGATGCAATCTTAAATCCATTATCTTCTTTTTGGTACTTGAAATGTTTCAGTTTCTTTTCAAGAGAAACAGTGCGAGGCTTACGTGGTGCACGAGTTTTCTTAGTCACATTACCATAGCGTTCAGCATGCTCGACAATCATGTTGACGAACTCGATACGCTTACGTAGTTGTGGTTTAGAAAGATAACGATACGCTTCCTTCAGCTGGGGGTCGTTACCCTCATACGCTTCGATTAGCTCAGCGAGCCATGGTGCATAATGTGAAACGATGGCTGGACAATATGCAGCTGGAATTTCCTTGCCCTTCAGCCAATCATACAACGAAAACTCTTCACGACTATCGATCATAGCTTCGATCTCGCCGATGATGTCCTGCAGGCGATCTCTCATACGCTCCTGCACGGATATAACAGTCTTCTCGAGCTTATCCTCGGGCTCTGCAGCCTTAGCCCTCTCCAGCGTATCCTGAAGCTTCTGACGGACATATTCTTCGGGGTTGTCAGGAAGTATAAAGCCACGAGTGAGCAAACGACAAACCCAAGCTAGAGTTGTCGGTAACCATGTATCAGAAACTCGATTGAGGTTCTTGATTTCGTTCTTGCGACCATTAGCCGTCATCCAATCTTCAATGTATTGGCGAGCTTCCTTGTTGTCGCACATGGAATTATACCAATTGAGAGTGCGTATATACTCTTCATTGGTGAGAGGCTTCTTAAACGATGGCTCGTCGCCCAGATACTTCAGATTAACCAGATACGCTTCGTTACGTGTAACTTTGGGCTTCTTAGTTTTCTTAGCTATCAATGCAGGACGACGAGCCATGTTATTTCCTTATGTTAGAGAGGCTGCATTAAGCAGCCTCAGCCATTTCGATTGCTGTTTCAAGAGCCTTGGTCTTGACACCTTTGTGGTAGCCATACCAAGCAGACTGAAGGCGACTGTCAGCCGAACGACCATGGAGATGGTCGGTCACATAGGTAACAGCATTAAATGCTTGCCACCAAGTGCCAGCAGCGTACTCAGCTCCTGGCTGCTTCTCGAGAACGTCAAGAGCCAGATCAGCATTCTTGGACAACTCTTTCTTCTTCTTGTCGTTCGCACCAGACACAGGGAACACACGAGTGAAGTACTCGACGATGTTCTCGTTGTTATAGCGCTTCGAACCAAGGAAGGAAGCCATTTCCTTATACTGAGCAAGCTTATCGTGAGCGATACCGAGCATGCCCTTCACATCATCAGGGTTGAATACCTTGCGATGCGAGATCTTAGCCATTTGCTCGACCTTGCTATTCAGCGACAGCGTCAGCGTGTTATTGCAAACGACACGGATCGGCGTAAAGCGAACGTCAGTCGAGTGACCGTATTTATGGAAGTTCGAGAAGAGCAGATAGGAATCAATCTGGTCGCCTTTGAACAGGCTGAACGATTCCTTAACCTTAGCGAGACCCCACACGATCTGGCCATCGCGAAGCGAACCAGCTGTATGCATTTCCATGTCACCAGCGGCGACAAAGTCGTTGAAGAACTCGAACGCTTCTTGGTTCTGCACAGGATTCCAGTCGTTTGAAACAACGTCAAGAATCTTGTTGTCAGAAGAACGAACGAGAGCCGACTGACCGATATCAACGTCCTTACCGCCGACCTTAGCGTAAGCAGTAATCTTTTCGACCGACCAGTCAAGACCAGCAGCGTCGAGCATCTGAATAGGAGTCAGATCGTTCGGGACTTTAGTACCGAGACCATGCCACGGAACTTCGCCAGCATAAGCCATTTGAGCTTTACCATTCACCATCTCAATCATATGTGCCATTGGATAAATCCTTGTTTTCACATCAACATAATCATTATAGCGTTGGTTTGGGTATTTGTAAAGAACTATTTTTGACCCATCCCATTAAAACAGACCTTGATCTGCTTGAATGGAATGGACCCGTAGGTCCATTCGCTGAATTACACGAGAGCCTTGAGCTCGTCGCGAGTCAGCTTGGAAGGCGACTTGAATGAATCAAGTTCCTCATACATAGCTGCGACTTCAGCACGAGCCTCGTCGGCGTCGAAGTCAGGGACACCAGCACCCTCCTTACGGGCAACCTGATTATACTTTTTAGAAACTGCCTTGAGAGTGGCAAGGTTCTTAGCCTTGGTAGCGGCGACTTCCTCAGGGGATTTGGTCGCCTTGGCTTCCTTGACAATCTTAGCAGCCTTAGCCTTAGCAGCCTTGGGAGCCTTCGGTGCCTTGGTTTCCCAAGGACGAACGTCGGGGCTATAACCCTTAGCAAGACCGTTGATTACCTTGTGACGGTAATAGACACGGGCACGAGCCAGTGGAACGCCGATCGCCTTAGAGATAAGCGTGCAAACTTCGTCGTAGGACTTGCCGACATTGGCTTCCATAATTTCAATAGCGATTTTTGTTTTATCGCCGTGCTTTTCAACCTTAGCCATTTTATTCGCCTTTTCATTATAAAGTGGGGCGGGGTTGCCCCGTTTCATCAACCTACTATTACATTCTAGCTCAAATTTGGATATTTGTAAAGCATTTTTTTCACTTTTTTGCTTTTTTTTCAACTTTTTTTTCTCGTTTAATATCAACGACTTAGCTTTTTCGGAAAAGTCCTTTGTTTTCAACGACTTAGGTTTTTCCTCTAAAATCAACGACTTAGCCTGATTGATATGGGTACAGGACCGCCGATAGCCGAATCCAAGGCAATTACAGGACCACTGGAGCCCTTGGCGGGTCACCAGATAGGTTTGCCCAGCCTTGGAGCCAGCGACCGTCCAAGAGCTCCTGAGGGACTCGTCGGCGGGAGCCATTTCACTGGTTTGACCGTGAATTCGGTCCAGATCGATGACTCTGAAAGGGAAACTAACGTTTCCAGTTCCGATACAAATCTGGTCGGGTCCAACCCATCTGGGGCTAGGAACGACTTCGCCTGTATATGTGTTAAATTCCTCCATGGGTAAAGCGTATTTGGAACGCTGACTCCATTGAGGATTTCTAACCTGAACCGTAACGATTTGCCCAACTTTCATCATATTTACATTCTAGCCCAAATTGGCTAATTTGTAAAGGAAAAAAGGAGAAACGAACGTTTCTAAAATCGAAACGTTCGAAACCTAGCCTGAAAAGATTTCTGAGACTCGTTTTCGGTAATTTAAGTTTGGTTTGACGAATACCTGTGGCTCTTCATGGTCCACAGCGATCAAGATCACAATTTGAGGGATTTCGATATTATTACGTTCTTCACACATCATTGAGTAAGCTGTAGCTTGAAGCAAATAGCTTTCAATCCATTCTTCTTTTTTCAACTTACGAGAAGTTTTAAAATCAATGATGCTAGGAACACCATCCCATTCAGCAATACAGTCAGTCGCTCCTGCTGTTTTCAATTCATGAGAATAGAGGAAATACTCGATCCCATAAATCTTACCGACATGCTTATCTAGCAGAGGACGTAGTTTTTTAAATGTGTCGATGTTTGCAGGCATTGAACCTGCAGGATAGCTTTCTTCATTTAGAAGATAGTTTTCGCAAATGCTGTGAATAGCCGTTCCACGATTAGCAGCTTGCTGGGAAATTTGATTGGCTTTAACTTCACCAACCTTCTTTCGCCATTCAAGCAATGCAGTCTTGTCTAATTTCTCACCGAGAATAGTTGTGACTGATTTGTATTTCTCACCTGTTGGTGTTACATAATGTCGCTTACCATCAATCACAACTCTCTCTAAAGTTTGATTAGGAAAAAACACATGATCAAATTTTTTACGCCGCAATACCTAACCTATGTTTCGAAAGGATATATTCCTTTACCATTGCTGAACGAACGATATCCTGTTCGTTAAATTCAATAAATTCGAAAGACTTCATACGTTGAATAATTCGCATAAAATCTTTCAGCCCATTACGATCTTGTTCTCTAGTAAAGTCAGACTGACTGAAATCGCCACAGAATATAACCTTACAGTTCTTACCAACTCGAGTAATAACCGAGTCAAGCTCATGTAGAGTTAAGTTGGCAATTTCATCCACCACAATGATGCAATCATTAAGAGTAATACCACGTATGAAAGATGTACTGATAAACTCAACAATTGATCTGCTCTTGAGTGAATCGTAGGCGTCAGGTCTTCCAAAAAGTTCTGTGCAAATTGCGTAATACGGTGCTTCATACACTTTCGCCTTTTCTTTGTTACTACCTGGGAGGAACCCCATATCTCTGGTAGGAACGACGCTTCTAACAATGACTACCTTTTTATATAGGCTGTCAGGTTTGTTTACTTCTTTCAATGCTAGATAAAGGGATATAAAACTTTTACCAGTTCCAGCCATACCATGTAAAAGTAAATTCTTATCACGAAATGAAGTAAATGTTAATTTTTGATTTTGAGTTAATGGATCAATATGTTTAAGATTTAAATTATTTCGTTGAACGCTTTCCTCTTTAACACCCTGTTGACGTAAAATTCTTTTTTGTTTTCTTGTTAAACGTTCGGTTGATGTCATTGTTACTCTTCTTAAAATGTGTTAATCGTGCTCCTCGATATACCCTTCGAGTTTCCTTTCTTCATTGTCTTAAGCAAATCTCGGAAACCTTGATCGGGTTTACCCAAACCTCTGCCAGAATGAATTAAAGGTGCACCATGAACAAGTTGCGTTATGTGTGGATTCTCTTTCAAAAAATCATCTAGAGCCGAGATACTCATAAAGTCCTCGAACTCTTCGCCAGTATCATTATTTAAAAACTTATAAGTTGGCATTATTGTTTAACTCCGTAAATAAGATCGTCGTCCCATTCTTCATCGTCTTCAGTAAGAGCTGTAATGTCCTTGGTGCGGAGAGCACGTTCAACTCTTTTTTCTTTTCTCTTATTTACCTTTTCTTTTGGATTGGTGTCATATTCGTCATCATCATAAGACCAATCATTCTTACGAAATTTCTTAATACTAGACTTGCTCATTCTGGTAGTAATCCTGGGAAAGCTTCTTTAACGATATCTGGAGTAATTCCCTTCCATGGAAGTTTCTTTTCTTTGATTGCGCAAAGCAACTTCGCATCAGCTGGGGTAACAGTTTCAAGCATCTCAACAAACATTGCTTCACGCTTGAGTTGTTTTAGCCCAGGATTGCCGCCTTCAACAAAGTGAACTAGCTTACGTGCATCATGAATTAAAACATTTTCTTGATCGACAAGTTCGCTAGGCTTATATGGCGGTTCGCCTTCTGGCAAAGCCCACTTAACTCTTGGATCGAAAGCTCCTTGCATAATAGTACGAAGGACGAAGCTGTCGTTTGCTTTAAGAGCAGCAACCTTCTCTTCCTTTTTCTTTAGTTTAGAAACTTTTTCTAAAAACTCGGCAACGCCGACTCTCATTCCCATTAAAATTCTCCGATATTTTCCATTAGATGTTTAAGTTTATTAACGATAAAGTAATTGAACAGTTTATCCCTGCTCTTGTTTTCCTGTTGCTTGTAAGAATCACGAACCTTCTCGCAAATTTCAATAGGAGTCATTTGAAGATCAATCAACTGCCTGTTACGGAAATAATTGCGAAGAGTGCGTTCGTCACAAAACTCCTCGGGTTTCATATTTACCCATTGAGAAAGTTTCTTGCTAATTATTGGTCGCTGACGCTCGCCCGTAACAAGACAATTATCAGCAGAAAGTATGTTAGGTACGCCATCGCCAGCATCTCCTTTGATGATGTGCTCGAGCAAATATTGCTCAGGGTTATCATGCTTAATGAACTTCTTGCGAACAGGATCATACTGCTTAACGTTAGCGTATGTATGAAGCTGAATGAAATCCTTATCGCCAGAAAGAATAAGAATCTGCTCACCACCAGCAAGCATAGTGCCACGATCGCTGACTAGTGTGCCAATGATGTCGTCAGCTTCTGCCGACTCAATATCGATAACTCTGTAGGGAAAATATTCTTTGAGCTCTGCGCGAATCTTGTTGAGACATTCAAAAATTGCCTTCCAATCAAGTTCGGATTTTTCGATGCTCTTTTTGCGATTAGCTTTGTAGTATGGGAAAACTTGCTTACGCCAATAGTTGGTGTTATCACAAGCGATAATCATTTCGCCGTATTCATCACCAAATTTGACTTTATATGAACGAAGAGAGTTTAGCACCATATGGCGAACCATATTCTCTTCGATTTGAGCGTTGGTGTGGTTACCCAACTGCATCATAAGGTTAGACAACATCACTTGATTCAGATCAACGATAATCATAACGATACAGCCTTAGCTGTTTCCTTTCTCTAGGTTTTCGAACTGAATGTTCATCTTCTTTACTATACTAAACATTCCGTTATTTGTCAAGTCTTTTTCGAAAACATTTTGTGAAATTTGCTGAAATGGATGATCGATATCGTGATGTTTACACAACAACGATCTTATGGCTTCGACCATAAATGCAGCATCTTTGATATTTGGATCGTCGGCGCCAAGGTTTTCTTCATCCATTGAAGTAAAGTCAAACCCAGCTGTTTCTAAGTAAGAGAACAGCATGGGAATGACAGTAACTAGCGCCTCATTAATATGATGGTATTTCAATTGGCTGATTTTCTCATCAACTTCTTCGATGTTTAGAATGCCAGCACTTTGGTTAATCTTTTTAGGAAACGGGATAACGTTATCCATTAAACCACCTTTTTGAGTTTCTTATAATTTTATTTATATTTTAGGTGCGGTAAATGAACCTACCCTCGTCGCGATTCTTGAGCTGGCCAGCAGCTTTCATTTCGACCAACCCTTGCATAAGGTTAATCCATTCCTTTTCACGACGATCCCAGTTAAATCGAATATCGGCGTAGGTCTTGGTGAAGTCTAGTTCGCCTTCGACTGGAGCGCTACGGATATCTTCAATAGATGCCTTGAGGACGTCCATAAAGCGATTAGCATGCACGTTCATATCTTCGTCAAACTGATACATGCGAGTAATACCGCCACTGGTATCCCAAAGAGCGCCAAGATTGCTGTGAACACAAAGAGCACGAGCAGACATAGATTCAATCAAGCTGATGCAAGAAGATTCAACCCAAATTGACGGATAGGCGTAGATATGAGCTTTCTTGAGAGCTTCGCGAATAACGTCATTCTTCTGATAGCCATGATTATTAATTTGTGGATGAGCTTCACAACGTTCGAACACATCCTTGTAAGGAGCATCACGTTCGCCCCAACCATACATGTTGAAGCTGGAGTAAACGTCAAGAGTAATGTTCTTATCTTCT